CAGATCACGTAAAAATCATCCATGTACCTTGCGTACCATTTCTTTCTCCATACTTCTTTTATACAATGGTCTATCTTGTTTTGATAGTACACCGCATTGATCTGGCATACCTGGGATCCTAAGCCTAGCCCTCTATCAAATGGAGTTATAAAGTTCATAGCAAGATCCACAAGCTTCTTGTCGGTTATGGCAGCAGTCATATTCTCTCTAACAATAGAGTGATCTATGCTACCAAAGAAGTCGTGACAGTCTCCAAGTAGTATGTAGCCCTCTGCTCCATACTTCCTGTAGTACTGCTGCAGGTGCCGCTTTAAGCGATCCCTCGCAAAATCTGTACCCTTGCCCTTCTGTGATGCTCCATTATCAAAGATCAGACTCTTCTCCATCACAGGCACTATGCCATAATCACACACGCTCTTTTGCACTACCCTCTCAGAAATATGTACTGAGGTTATATGCCTCTTCTTTCCACGCTCGCACAGATCAAACTCAATAAATCCCTTAGAGATATTCTTGCCTTCTCTGAGCTTGCAGGAAGCCTCGTATGTATTCTTAAGTACATTCACACCATATCTCTGCACAGAAGCTTTCCAGTTTACATTTTTCCGGGCAGAGTAAAACGCCTTGCGCAATGAGGCAGGAGATGTTACCACATCAAAGGTATGCCCCTCATTCCTCTTTGCCTTTGCCAGATCCCTTTTAGCTTTACGCCGCAGATATCTAGCTTCGTGTCTTTCTTTGCTTGTCATTCCCTATATCTCTCGTTTGGCAACTACCGATACGCAGCGCCTTTCCCATGAAACAGGGTGCCACACCTGCCATGCAAGAAGCGTTCGGGAGGGCGCATGAGAAATCATATTTAAGCTTATCGCTAAGGTTACAGGCTCCTTCCACGCACTACTCATTGCTTTCTGCTCATAAGAGCCTACTCGGTCAAGATTATTACTGTGCGGAATCATGGCGCAACGCCATTAGAATTGGAAGCGTTGTTGTTGTTCGCTGCCCCAGAAGTGTTGACATTGCAGAAGTTCGTGGAGTTGCTAACATTAGGCGAGGACAACCACCAATTGCAGGAGGTACAGTCTGTAACCTATATAAATTCCTTGTATCTTTTTGAATCGGCTTCGATCCATCCAATCAGAGCTCTCTGCTCCTTGTTAGCGAGCGCCTGCCACTCATCCATCACAGATGTTTTAATAGGCAGCAGCTCGAAAGCAAGGCGCATGAGCTCAAAGTAATCTGCCAGGATCAGTCTCGCTTTTACCTGGTACTTCCTTCTTGCCTGGTAAGTATCCTTAGAGTTTACGTATATCCCATTCGCATACACGATATTCCTATTGAGATCTCTCGCTGCAGTGCACAGAGGTTGCCCCAGGATATATCTATATCTCTTTGGTATGGCATTCTCTCTGAGCGTGAGCTGCATTGTAAGCTTCTCTAGTTCGTGTGCAGAATTTATAAACTCAGCAGGACTCTCTTTCCTATCGCAGGACTTTACCATTTAACGTGATCCTTTCAGTACCCCTGCCCTGGGTGGGCAGGGAGATTATTTAGATTGCAGCCGATTAGGTTTACAGTTACAATTTGCTTCCTATCAGTCGGCTGCGATCATGAAGCATGGCGCAACGCCATAAGAATTGGAAGCGACGTCGTAGCTCGCTGCCCCAGAAGTGACGACAGTGCAGAAGGTCGCGGAGTCGCTAACATAAGGCGAGGACAACCACCAAACGCAGGAGGCTCCATTTGCCGCCTTAACTCTGTTTGCAGAAGTAGCATAATAAGACCACTGCTCAGCTCCTCCTGTAGTTCTCTCTGTGCCTGCTGCATAAGATGTAGCTCCAAAGATATTGTACTCAACAGGAAGGAATACCTTATGCTCCTCTGTCTGCAGGTTGGTAGACTGTGATCCTACAGAGCCCTGGTATGAATACTCTGTGATTACGTCCTGCAGATCTGACTCAAGAGAGTTAAAGAACTCACCATCCAAGTATGTTTTCATGAGTGATGAATTGTAGCCGCCTGCATTAGTATTAGATGCATTCATCTGTCTTGTAGTGTTGAGGCAAGCGTGTCTCTGGAATACCACGTTATGCCCATATACGCCCTGCCTGTAGGCAACCTCAACTACATCATAGGTTGCATCTACGCCATTCTCTTTGAATGTGATCTGATCTCCCACCTGGAAGTAGTCTGCCTCAAGTCCGGCGTTTACAATGTTCTTGATGCCAAGAGCAGTATTCTTGTTCATACCTACCTCGATCTCAAGATACTCTCCGTAGCCACAGAAAAAGTCTGTAGAGAACTGAGTAACGCCGCCACTGATAAGAGCGATTGTGTACTTGTCTCTAGGAGGCAGCATAAACTCGCACTTCTTACTTGCCATTGTGCCACTCCATGTTCTGCCACCAGAGCTTGTGATTGTTACAGTTTTTCCGTTGTCTGCGCTCGCAGTAGTCACAGCTACTACTTTGCACTGTCCGTAATAGAAATCATCCGCAAATCCCATACTTTTATTCCTCCTCTTCTTCCTCGTCTATGGTTATGCTTATAGATCCATCCTCGTTGAATACAGTTTCTTTAACCTGCACAACTACTCCGTTCTCATCTGTGGTAGTCTCTGTGATACTGCCATCATCATTGAACTGAATAACTACTGTGCTGCCAGAGGCAAGAGTCTCTGTGATCGTTGTCGCAGTAAACTCTATGGTTGTATTCTGGTCTATCTGATCTCCCAGGATCCTTGCCACTGTATCCTTGCCATTGCCCATATACACCGCAGAGGCTTTTGTAGGTGGATATATCTTGTTACCCTCATTGTCTATGAGCTCTCTTACATATGCTGCCATAGAATGCCTCCTTTCTTAAGATAGTGGTGTAACTGTCTTTGTACGTGTGATAGAGCCATCATTGTTAAAGGTAGTATTGAGAGTGATCGTATCCGTATCTGCCTTTGTGATAACCTCTGTGATCGTGCCATCATTATTGAATGTAACCTCTCTAGTCCTTCCGTTACCAAAAGTCATAGTAATTACATTCCCGGAGAACTCAGTATCACAAGCGGAAAGATCATCTGCCTCAGCATCCATTGCATCAAGCTTGATCTTATCCTCTTTAGACATAAGACCATCCGCAGAGTGCGTAACCTTCTCATAGGTTGTATCCTGCGGAGTAGCCCACTCGCCATCACCCCTTAAGAATTTACCTCTATCTGCCTTAAGCGGCGCAGGTACATCTCCCTGCTTACCATCTGTGGCAGCAGTAGCTCCTGTCATGGCTGCAGGATTATCAAGCTTATCCTTATAGGTATCTGTAAAGTCATTAGTACTCAAGCCTTTGCCTGCTACTTTTGTTACTTTACCATCCTCAAGCGCCTGCTCTTTTGCCTTAGCTCTTGTCTCCTCATCCTTGACTGCCTGTGTCTGGGCAGTGTTGTAGTTGGCTACTCTCTGAGCAAGAGACTGGATATTATCTCTCGCAGTCTGATCCACGAAGGGATAAACTACGCCGCCTTTTTTAATGTGGTCTATCTTGTGCTCACTTGCCATTGCTTCCTCCCTTCTCTCTATTCACTTCCTCAATAAAGATATTTAGTTTGTCTGCAGTATCTGCTATCCATCTGTCAACGATAGCCAGATTCTCCTCCGGGCTCTTTCTATCGAGCTTTGGTCTTTCTATCCTCAGATCCATATCACTCCTCGCTTCCTAGCTCTATGGTGGATGCAATGGAGTATACTCTCACATCTCCATGCCCACTGAGCTTTAACTTGTAGTGATCGCACCTAAAGGGATTGAATGCATAAGACTGGGATGCAATATCGCTATTGCCCCTCATCACTGCGATCTCGTCATATGGTCTATCATCATAGGAGATCTCGATCCTCATCTCAGATCTTGAAGGTATAAAGGCTCTTATGGTGATCCTGCCCACATACTTCTTATCTGGGGATTGATAGCCCATCTCGCCGGACTCAGCAAACCACTCTACCCATTCCTCATCAAGCGCCTGCTCCTGCGTGTATACTGAGTTATTCCTGCTGCCCATACCCCATACATTATCTGAGGTCATAGCATAGAGCTGTCCGTCTATTGTCTTTGTGAACTGCATCACCGGGAAAGCCTCTTCCTTCTCCCAGATCGCGTGCTGCATATCATAAACAAACAATCTCTTGCCTCCTGCATCTGTCTCCATATAGATGTAGTACTTGTTGAGGCAGCCGCCTGCTACTGCATCATAGAATATTGCATCTCTTGAGAGATTCATGGAGATGGATACAGGTCTTGATCCATCAAATACACACACATCACTTACGCCCTTATAGAGCAGGTAGTCTCCCAGGACTACCAACGACTTATGAGATCCCTTCTGCACGCCCTCTGCATCCATCTGTACCATCTGATACTCAGAAGGATATGAGCCATAGATCTTATAGAGCTTATCCTCTTTAAAGAAGTGAGGGTATCCCTGGAAGGATATGCACCCAGTAAACTCTCCGATATCTCCTATCGTCATGGCATAGGCATCTGTTGCAAGCCCCTGGTATACATACCAGTTCTTGAAGTCTCCGAGTTTACTTGCGTAGATCTCATTCACTACCTCATGAGTGTTAGAGTCGTACCCATAGTGGCAGCCCCATACTCTGTTTTTATTTATGCACACCATATCAAGCTTAGGAAGCTTTCTCTTTGCGGTAAGAGTCCATGAGGCAGAGGTTGTCTCTGAGTCTGTGGTATCATCCATGAAGCCGATCACTACCATGTACTCATCATCAAGCGCCTGTATAACTGATCCGTTATTGATATCCGGCAGCTTAGTGTTAAGGAATACTGCATCTCCCTCCTGGAAGTAATCAGTAAGATGAGCGCCTGGTATGCTGATCTTGATATAGCCTGTGGCTACTGCTTCCCACTCAGACTTATAGGAGTTGTAGATATACAATCCCTCAAGTCCTGCCTGCGTGCAGATCCAATAATCTCCCTGGTTAGGAGTTGCAGGTGCTTCCTCATCTGCCACAAGATTCTGCAGTGCTGCGCCGCTTACTGAGCATGGAGTATAGGTTATAGTGGTGCTTGCTGCTGCCTTAAACTCTGCCTCCATCATGCCCATCTCAGTGAGATCATTGAGGTTTACATATGCCTTCATAGGGAAGAAAAGAAGATACGAGCCCATAACAAGCATGGTCTGCTCAGACTCAAGATCACCATCCATAAGACTTGAGAGATCAGTCTTGATATCTGTAGATAAGTTCCACAGATACTTATCGTAGAGCACGTAGATATCATCACCTACCTGCAGGATCCCACGCATAACTGCATCCTCGTCTGCCTCAAGATTAGTGAGATTAGTTCGCACTTTACGAACTGACATAAGAGGATACTGATCTGAGGAAAGATTCTCCATATCATAGAACTCTCCATCCTCGATCTTGTAGTTATGATTGTATCCCAGGAAGGTATCTACCATGCCCCTTGTATTGCCATCATAATCTAAACTAGGATAGTACATACGCCCCTCCCTTACAGATTGCTATGGTTAAGAAGCTTCTTTGATATCTTCTTTGTCTCATAAGTCCTGTTGAAGTACTGCTGATAGGTAAGGAGTGCATTGTTATACATAGTGGCTGCAGTGTTGTATCTTGATTTGTCATTCGCATTAAGAGCTATCCTCTGATCCAGATAGTAGATATACAGATCATCATAGGGCTCCGGCACAAGCAGCGCGGTATCCATATCAAAGTTAGATATGTGATCCTCAAAAGTTCCTGCAGATTCAATGATGAGAGTTGATCCCTCCACATTGAGCTCCTGTCTTGTCTCATCCTCAAGATCGTGCTCATGCTGCACGTAGATCTCGTTAATGAGCATCTGCTCGCACTTCCTAAGCCATGTTACCTTGACTGCATCATCCACCTGGTTAGGGCGCTCTGCGTTATACTGTTCAATTATCTGTGCTACAGTTGCCATTGTTTACTCCTTATAAAAAGATAAGGGAGCGAGTTTTTACACTCACTCCCTTGCATTTCTACTTAGTTTGAGTGCTGATCTATGAAGCGGAGTGCTTCCTCCTGCGCCTCAAAACTGTGCTGAAGTACCTCTGCAATAGGTGCAGGTACAACTACATCCATTCCTCTCTGCACTTTGAATGTTCTACCATTCACAGAGGTAATTATGTAATTGGGCTCCCCATTGGTTGCTCTAGGGATATGGATCTTTACCTTAGTCTCCCAGGGATCCTTCTCTACCACTTCCTTTGCCTCTACAGGCGCTGCCATAGTCTCAGCAGCTTTCTCTTCAACAACAGCTTTCTTTGTAGTTGCCATATAGTTTTTCTCCTCTCTTAGTTAGCAGAGTCGGTTGCACTATAGAATGATCCAGACTCTACGCGCACAAGTCTCTCCTGGTAGAGGATCTGTGCTGCATGAGAAGCCTTCCAACCTACTGTGCTTCTCTGATCCAAAGGATCAGCAGTTCCTGCACTACCTCTCTGCTTAATGATAACCTCAAGACTCTCTGCAGAAGGCTCGATAATGCCATAAGCATCCTTACCAAAGAATGTTGTAGCATATACTGCGCCGCCCTGTGCTCCACCTTCACCAGGATAGA